TCGACGGCTTTAACCTGAGCCTCAGCCCATGCAACTGTCTGTTGCCAATCTTCTGATTCAAACTTACGACGGTAAGCATTATAGATCTGCTTAGCTCCGTCATCTAGGAAGAGGATATCTTCCTGGCTCAATTGTTCCATATCCCTCTCCAGAGATGTTACTTAGCGGCTACCTTCCCTTTGTTCTTAGCCGATATTAGCGCCGCATGGGCTAACATAGCCTTAATCGGCAGTTCGGCTGCCGCAATCTGGTTCTGCTCAGCAAACTGCTGCCCTTCTTGCTTCTTGATCTGCATGGCTTCCCACTGCTGGTGCAGCTTCGCTGTATTGACCTGAGCTTCGTGGGCGGTCTCTTCTGCTGTGGCAAGCAATTTCTTAATCTCCGCTACGAGTTTCTGGTTCTGCAGGGTCTTCTCTTGTAGCAATAGATGCTGCATTTCCGTCTGTAGTTGCTGCTGTTGAGCAGCTTGCTGCTGTGCCTGTTGCTGCTGTTGAGGAGTCGGATGCGTTACAGACTGGATAGCATTCATGATCTCAGTCTTGTTCTGTAGGGACGTGCTATCCACTATGCCTTCAATCAGCATTAGCTGGACAGAATGGAACTCCTGAGGCATCATCCCTATAAGCTGCGTCATCTGCGCAGCTTCCACTTCACGAGCTACTATGCCCATTGTGGTCTTAATCTTCAGTTCATAATCTGCGGGATACCGCACAGGATCGAACTGCATATAGCGCCACTTCACCTTGTTCAGAAGGGGCGATAGGAAGTTACGATCTATGTTATTGATACTTCGTTTGGCACGCTTGACGAATGCACCCATGAGCATCGAGTTGGCGCCTGCAGAGTTCGCGCCACTTTGACTCTGGTTCTTCAAAGCTGAAGCTGTATCGAAGGCGCCAGTGCCCATTTGCACCATACGCTCCATTTCCTGCGTCTGCTCGAAGGTTAGCGTTGAATAATCGCCAATCTTGACGGGGACCAGCACTTCTGATGGAGGGCCTTGAGTTGTCCACACTTTACCTGGTTTGACTTCAAATCTGAAGCCCTTAGGCATTCTACCCGCATCAATCGCCAGCATGGGCGCATTGATGAACCCTAGCGCGTCTACGCGCGCCCTCAACTCACTATCCAAAGCCTTCTGGGGATTGTAGCCCTTTTCGGCTACGCCCCGTCCCCAGAAACGTCCGGGGACTTTTTCAAATTGGGCCGCTACGATAGAGCGATCCTTCATCACGAACGGATTCAGCATTGCCCGGAGTAGTGTGCCCGTATTCGCGATAGTTACGATAGCCTCAACCAGAGGACCGTCACCATTCTGCAGACGAGCAGCCATGCGAGTATCGGACTCTAATTGGGTCTCGGCTTCTGTCTTTACTTCCTTAACAGCAGTAATAAGATGTAGAGGTACCTTACCATGGTACTCTATAATGTCCACTTGTGAAGATTCATAAGTAGTGTTGACAGACATGGGATCATCCTGGTCCACATCTGAGTTCTTAATTCGGCGAGAAGCCGACAACTGAGTGAGGGCATCTTTACGATATACTCCTTGCTCAATTCGTTCTAGAACATAATGCATCGTGCGCTGGATGCGCTGAGCGCACCCGAGCATATCCTGAATCGTCTGTCCGACAGGGTCTGGGATGAATTGGTCTGGGCGCACACTCTCGATAGTAACGAATACACGCTGTGAACCCCCTACCTTCAATTCAAAGGTAGATTTATCTCTGTGAGGTTTCTTGTCTTCGCCAACGAAGACATTAACCTTAGCAATCATCGTGCCGAAGATAGCGCCATTCATAATGGCTTCGATAATCTGATCCCTAGCATTCACCTTATCGAGGTCATCAATCAATTGATCTCTAAGCTGTATAGCCAGCTTATCCACGATATCATCAGCTACATCGAACCATTCTTCCTTGGAGAAGATTGCTTCCTCCAGTTCGGATACGGTCATTTCTATAGCCTGCGAAAGTGCAGGAGCGACCAAACGAGAGCGTTCTGAGAGCCGATTCATATCGACTTCGTTCCATTTCCCTCGCCACATCCTCCAGTACTCGCCCCAGAGACGCTGATACCCGCGATTCCTGACGTCTTCCCATACATTCACCTTGCCTACAATCCAGCCCACTAACTCCTGGGCTGGCTGCATCTGCCGAGTACCGTACTTAGCAGCCTCTTCCGCTGCGGACTCCGGCGTCTCTACGATAATTGATTGCCCACGAGTGGGCGTTTCATTACTCATTAATGCACCGAGTCAGCATAGATCATGTCTTCTCTAGACCCATATTCGTAGGTATCAAGGCTAGGATCAACGAAATTAGCCATTGCCATCTGGTCCACATAGGCCAGAGCATCAATTCCGTCGTCATGTGCCAACGGATCAGGAAAATCAGCAACCTGCTGCAGAAACCAATCATTCCACTTACGGTCCTGGTCAACGTCAGAACAGAGTCTTACCTTGTGTCTCTCTGCGCGTCCTTGTAGTGCCCACTTGATACGATCTTGCTTCTTCGTACCCCCGTGAGTAAGAGGCTCGGGAGTGACATAGCGATTATATGTTCGCATGTACTCTTCAAGATACGGACCACAAGCGTTAAGCAGCGCTCCAGCCTCGATTCCAAGACGGCATCCAGGGTGGTTACGAACCTCCCAAACGATCTGAGCGCAAGTATCCTTAACATCCCAATGACCGTGAAGGATCTTTAGGACTGTCCAAACATCCTCCTGCACGAGAGTGATACAGATAACTGTCTCATCTGTATCCAGCTTCTTAGCGCCTTGCTGGGTCTTAAATCCAGCCAAGTCTACTGTAATGAAGATACTACCCGCGCCAGGATCTACTCCCTGGACCACTGGGAACCATTGAGGCCGTAGAACTGCCCCACCCCCCGACATGAACGAGGCATTCAATTCTTGCTGGATGATCTCCATAGGGCGATTTCCCGCCTGCATCATCCGCTTTAGTTCTTTCACTTTTAGGAATGGATTGTCCGTCGATGCAAAGTGGAAAGCTTCCCAATCGTCCCAATCGCACTCGTTTGTCTTCGGATTGATCGGCCTCTGGAGAGCCCCCATGAACATCTTGTAGAAGTGGTTTTTCCCTTTCGGCGTCCCAATGAACAGTGCTTGAGCCTCTACGTCCATCAAAGCAGGTTCTATTATCTCGTACCATACTTCTGGCTTCATGTCTGCGTATTCATCCATTACGATGAATGCGGGGCTAATACCACGTAAAGAGTCAGGATTGTCTGCACCACGTATATAAATACGGTGGCCGTTAACAAGCTCAATCCAGCCATCATTAGTATTCTCATTCTGGATATACCCACCAGAAGCAACAAACCCCAACATCTGCCTCAGCTTGGGCCATATGATGCGCCTAGCCTGCTCAAAGGTCAGGGCTACGTAGTAGACCGGATGTTCCTGGGTAATCTTATACCCACGATAGTTAACTTCTTCAAATGCAGCGATTGCAAGAACTGCTGCTGCTAGATGTGACTTACCAAACCTGCGTCCTGCTGCTACCACCTTAAAGCGGGCAGTCGAGTTGAATATCGCCTGCTGCCCTGGGTGCAGCGCTATGGACAGGACGCGCTCGCTCACTGGTATTTGTTCATTGCGTCCGTGGATTGAGCATCTCTACCAGCATTGCTAGCAGTATCAGCATCGCTAGAAAGACGATCAGCAGTCTCCATAGGAGTTTCAACACTTGGACCTTCGTCCGTGTCTACACGATGGCGCATCTGGCCGCCGCCGCTATCGCTAGGAACTGTGGTCCCTTTACGAGGACCACTGAGGATCGTAACGGTACCCATCTTACATTACCGTCTGGGAGATACGCGTAGCGACGATTGTGTATAGAGCGCCAGCAACCGGAGTTACGCTGCCGCCAGTCTGGTTCTGGAAGTACAGAGCGCAGACACCAGGAGTATTACCTGGGGCTGCAGTTACGATAAGGTTGCCTACAGCAGCAGCAGCAGAAGGAAATACTTCAAGCTGGTCTCCGAGGGCGAAAGTAGCAGGAGAGCCACTAGTGCCTGTCTGCGTTCCGATAAAGCAGTTCGTGCCTATGGCGGCTACAGTCGTGCCGTTTCCAACGGCTCCCGGTGTAGCGACGCAGCGGCTGACTTCCATCAGCGGCTGAATCTCTTCATATTGTCTGGATTGAAACATTTAAACGCTCCCTTTGGGGCGGTCAGTCGATTGGTTATTGCCTTCACCTGACTCGCCTTGGAAATCCGGAACCATCCGGACATTCACGGCAGAGAGAGGCTTCTGATCGGCGATATTGCCATCATCGGCGGTATACGGGGGCGCCCACTGCTCTTTACGACCAGTGCTGTCACCCATTTTGGGGCTAATTGCTTCCATTTTCTTTGATTTCCTGAAATTGTACGTCTATTGGGGGGTTAGTCTTGGCGAAAGTAGCGTTTTCGATACGGATTGTGATACCTCTCGACTCATGACCCTTGTCATCTGAGTCTTCAGCATCTGTAGCGGAGCTTATGAACTTGTCGAGAATGAGTCTAGCTGCTTTGGTATCTCCGTCGAGAGCCATGGCAGCCATCTTATCAATGATACGCTTGAGTTTGTCGGCTGACATACCCTCGCGTACAGCAAT